CGGCCGTAGTGTCATAGACGGCAGCATTTACCTGAGGGACAGGCCGGGGAATGATTGACTTACCAAGGCTATCCTGCTCGATATCCAATAATATGACCTCCCCGAAACGGGAGTCGACGAATGTACGAGCCGCCGACGGTTTTACATCAGAAGATGCGATCCATCCCGGAGTGCTGCAGAGCTCACGATAAGCGTTGAAGTTATCCCGTGCCTTGTTATGCTCGTCCTGAAGTTTCTCCGTCAGGTCAACGAGAGACGGGCCGACAAAGCAGCCATCCACCACCTGATAAGGGAGAAGGAAAAACGGGTACCAGCGTTTACCTACACCGGCGGGAGAGTACGGCTCCCGGAGCCACCAGCGGCAACCCTCCGCCATGGTATAGACTCGCTGGCTGGCCTTATCCCAAATCTCATAGATACAGATCTGATCATCCTCTCCGGCTGATCGAGACGCGGAGGCAATGCGCCGGGACACAATGCCCTGAGCCACGTCCTCGACGCCAGTATCCGGCGTGTAGACCTTGGCGCCATCCAGTTTCTTTCTGAAACGTTCCTCAGCCTCAGAGCGACGCATGGGGATAATTTGGGCGATCCATCCGGCGCTGGTGTAGTCCTCAAAGTTCTGGGCAGCCGGATCAATCAGCAGGTTATCGATCATGACTCTGTCGACTACAAGGCCATAGCCAGCCGTTATCTCGGCCCTCTCATCGAGAGCCGCCACAGTCTCGGAAAGCTCCTCATGGATAGCGTCAGAGTCGGACGAGAGCCCGGCGTCCTGCAGTCTGGAGGTAAGCCCAGCCACGTGGTCGATGTTGTCCCGGGAGTCCTGTATCCGCTGCACCGCCACAGGAGCCGGTTCAGACTCCTGCCAGCAGACTTTCAGGCAGCCGATTGAAGTCGTGAGAGCGGCACGGACGGCCGCCTTAGCCCGGACTTTTAAATCAGCGTCTGTAAGGAGCCGATTGAGAACGGTCTCCAGCGTGTGCGCCAGCAGCTTCCCCTGGTCTCCATGAGTGGGCCGGACTTCAATCTCAGGGTTACGAGCGTAGACTGTGGGGAGGAGCGTCGTTATTGTCCCCTGTATGAGGTTCGCTCTCCGTGTTACGAACCCAGCAGACTCCGGAGACTCTCGCCAGTTGAACCCGTCCACAAGTTTCCGGTTATGTTTGCACCGCTTGAAGTAGGGCTCACTAGCTTTACTTGCTTTCTCCAATCGGGCCGCCCATTTCTCCGCCAGCGGGTCGGGCTCTGTGACCTGCTCAAGGAAATCAGCGGAGCCGGTTGCCCTGGCCTCGTCACCCTCTTCGACCACGGTTACAGCGTTATAAATGTCCATTAGAAAATCCTCATCGATCCGTTATCAGAGAACCCTATAGAGCCGGGCTCCGGCATGGCTGGCGTTACAGGCTCAGACTCTGGAGCCCGTCTCTTTCTCATGACCGCATAGCGGAGAGCATCCCAGAGGTGATCCTCTTCGTCACTGTCGACGTCCTCCGGGTTAAGTGGATCAGGATCCAGTGAGGGAATTGTCCTAATACAGTGCTTACACGTGGAGAAAAATTTGAGCTTATCTTCAGCCAGCAGCCGGACGATTTCCGCGGCTCCGTTAATGCGTGAGCCTTTTCCGTTCCATGCCGGTATCCACTTCACGCCAGCCTGACGCATGGCCGTGGCTACGGACGGCCCGCCTACACCAGTGGGGGAGAATATTGCAGGGTCGGCCAAGTTAGCCCGGTACTCGTACCCGTTCCGGGCGTCGTTCTCTTCTATGGCGTTTATCTTTTTCGCCACGGTACCGGCGTCCTCTCTGGAGCCTACGTTAGGACGGCCGCCATAACCGTAGAGCTCACGCCAGACATAGATAACTCCGTCCGGGTTCATAGCCAGCCAGAGAGCCGCGTAAGGATGACCATAGCCCCAGTCAAAACCTTTCCAGACTCGCCAGCTGGAGGGAATGTAAAACGGGTTGACCACGTGCCGCGACGGATCCCAAACAGCCTCCAGAAATGAGCCGACATGGATCTCCCAATCCCCATCCAGCCACGCCTTGCGCCGGTTCGGATCGGATATCTTTTTGAGCGAGTCGACATAGCCCGGATCAGCCGCGAGCAGGTAAGAGTTCTCCCAAATGGTTGAGCGGATCTGTGTCCGCTGGCGGACGCCGTCACCGATCAGGGAGCCGGGAGGCAGGACGCCGATCTTATACCGCTCTTTAACCCAACCATGACCGACGCCAAAGGGGTTAGTCGTAGCACGTACACGCTTAGGAACGCCAGCCACGGAGGAGCGGCAAGTGGAGAGCATGGCCTCGAAAAAGTCAGCCGTGCGCCAGTTCGTCAGCTCCTCGAACCCTAGCCACGGATACTCATGGCCGTGATAATTCCAGTAGCTATCCGCATTAACGCCATACCTAAAAAAAAGCTGCTCTCCGCCCGGGAACGCCCAGCTATATGTGGACTCGTTGAACTTTGCGCCGGGGAATATCAGATGAAACCAGCGTTTACTCTTACTCACGACGTCCGCCAGCTGCGGATAAGTGAGTCGGAAAATGGCGCCGCGCCACGCCGCTCCGTACCCTTTCCCCACTTCTCGGGCGAAATCCATGAGCAGGGCGTCAGTCTTTCCGCCGCCACGGGTACCCTGCAGCAGACACTCGAACACCGGGCAGGACAAGAAGACCACCTGAGAGCCCGGCTGTGCGATCCATCCGGCCTCTGTCATTTCTTATCAAGCCCGGAGACCTGACGGCTCCACTCCTCTGGGGCCAGCTGAGCCGGGACAACGAGGACGGGAGGCTGGCCCTCAGGGATGAGAGCCGCTCCGTCCTTGCCGGTAACCTCTGCCGGGATGCACTTAGCCAGCAGCTGGGCGAATGTCTTAGGATCCTCTCGGGCCACGGACGCCAGCCACTCAGCCCCACCCAACTCCTCGAAGGCATCGAGCACGGCCTGCTTAACGGTTTTGGTGAGCTTATTCTGAGAGCCCTTAGGACGGCCGGGCCCGGGCTTTAGGTTCGGGTTGCCTTTATGTTTCTTTTCAGTTTTTGGCGGGTTGTTTAACTGTTTCGCGGCTGTCATAGCTTTACCTCTTATCACTTCGCTGCAGGTACTTAGGGACTAGCTGCACGGTGTCCCGGTCTCCGTCTAGGTACCGGACTCTGATCCGGTCAGCCGGAGCCAGCCGCGACTCTTCTCCGACCCATGCCTCCACGACGCCGCGACGCCCGGACGGGAGTCTGACGTGGCAGCCGATAGGAAAGTCTTCACGAGGGACTGGCTCGAGTCTGTGTTTCATGTTTAAGGATGGACTAGGGGCCGAAGGCCAGGGAGATTTTTCTAGGGGTACGGGATGACGTCGAACCCGCCGCCATCCTTTTTCCGTCTGGGGTAACAGACGAAGAGCGGGAACGGGTACATCTCCGCCGCGGTTTTACATTTAACTTTGGCGTCATCCTGAAAAATGGCAGGGGAACCTTTAACCTCATGGAGCTCGATCAGACCGTCCGGCCGGAGCACCATAAAATCAGGATGGTAATAACAGCCCTTAGCGAGCCTCAGAGCGATCGGATTGAACCAGTAGGCCACTATGTACCCGGAGGCTCTTTGGGACTCAAGGAGAGCCCTATACGCCTCTTCTGTGCGGTTCATAGTTCCGGCCGGGAGTCTGCCTCTGGCCATGAGAGCCCTGCCGCCACGTGCTGAAAACTGTCCCGCCACTGTCATCTCCTGAATTAGGATAATCTTTTCAAGCGATTATCTTACCGGACAGGGGTT